CTATTTTCGGGTATTTAAAGGAATACCATTAGACTTGCCATCCTTAAAGAAAGAATTCCACTGCTGAGAAGCCCAATCGGCAACACCACCAGCAGCATCAGAAATCATATTTGTAACATCTTTCGCCGCAGCAGTAACTTGAGAGCTACCATAACGAGCGTTTTGAGTATCTTGGTGAATTTTTCCGATTTCTGCATAAACCTTTTTCTCCAATGCCATAATCTGAGAGTTAGTCAAATGCTGACCAGTTTCCTGAGCACGAGTAAGAGCCATTCTCATAATTTCATGGGTGGCCTGTTTAGCCGTAAGGTCAGTGTTGGCAAGGATGGACTCAACACGCGCTTGCGACTCACGCTGATTGTACTGAAGCATTTCATTCTGAGCATAAACAGAATCCTTCGTATTTTGACGAGAAGTAGCGGACTGGATGCCTGCAATCTGCAAATTATTCTGCATCTGCATCTTCGCAATATCTTTCTGGTTGTCCAGCTGCATCCGCATTAATTCTTTCTGTTGGTCCTGGCTGGAAGATTCCAAACCGGCGCCGGAAGCACCAGCTCCAGCACGCTCCCATGCGTTGAGCTCAGGGAAGGCCGCAGCCAAGTAATCACGGGTTGCTTGTCCTTGTCTCTTTGCATTATTGCCACCTAACTTATCAATCAAAGCCTGCTTAACTCGGTCACTACCAGCAGTCATGACACCATCAAGCAAATCTTTACCAGCATTCTTAATCATATTGCCAGCATCAGACATAACACCGCCTGTGGTAGTGGGAGCAGGAATCTGACCATTTGGGACATTTGAGCCCTGAATAGCGGACTGAATACCGGCATCTTGATCCATACCAATAACACCTTGACCATTAGAAAGGCCAGAGGACTCGGTAGCGGCTTGAGCGGCAGGTTTACCACCAAACAGCTTAGAAGCGGCTCCACCAGCTAAGGCTGAAGCAATACCACCTACAACGGCACCTAACATCGCTGTAACTCCTTTTGGGCTTAGCAGGAGGGAAGGCGGCTTGCGCCTTCCACGTTCCTAGTTTATCGGGTATCTCCGTACGGCTCGGTCTGCCCTACACTGGGCAGGCATCTAACCGGGAGTGCGGCAGCCTTTTATTTAAGCGGCTGCAAAGCTGTAACTTCGTGGTCAACCTGAGCCATCGAAACAACACCAGTGACATTACCAGCATTAGCGGCAGCAGAGAAGAAAACCACACCAACAAAAACATTATTGCCTTCAGTACGAGGCTTAACATCAACGGTAACACAATCGCGAACGCTAAGCGCACGAGGAGAAAGGGCAGAAGCCTCAACCGGAATAAAATCAGCGGTTGCAATATCAAAGCTGGTAGGCTGAGCAACAGTGCTCTCAAAACGAACAACACAAGGAATATAATTCGAATCAACACTAAAGGACAACGAAGCAGCAACAGAAAAAACCTGCTGAGAATCAGGAGAGTTAGGGTCCATCATCTGAACAAACGAAAAACCACTACCATTAGAAGGAGCACCAATGGAAGACGCAATACGGAAAGTGGAACGACCTGCAACAATCTCACCAGAGTTAACAACCTGCGGATTGGCAGCAGGGGCAATAGAAAAGGCACGATTCACAGAGGTGAACGGAGCAACATGTTTAGATACATAAACTTGAAACATAATCAAAATCCTTAAAGGGGGCCGAAGCCCCACATAATCAAGAGGTCATAATAGAGTCGCGAGTGGTCGGCATATTACGATAAATCGTGCAGTTGAACTTAGTCTGCATATTCCAGTGAGCAAGTTGCATAGACTGGAAAACCTCATCGTAGTTATCAGTATTAACCAGAACACGCTGTTTAATATCATTAGACGGAATCGCACTATAGAACGGAAAACCATCAAGATAGTTATACGGCAATGCAACGCGGTCAGGCTGCATACGATACCACTGACCTTCAGCGATCTTAAACTTAGCGCTAGCACTTCCAGAATGGAAGAACTGAGACATATTAACCTCACGCGGAGGCAAGTTAGCCATCAAAGCAGGGTCACAAGCCAAATCAGTATAAGTCAAATCTTCTTTACCAACTAAATAATGCATCTCCATTTCATGAGTCGGCGGGAAGCGGACCAATGCGAGTGTGAACATAGTACCATGCTCAGGGCAGAAGAATCGCGGTACTGAATGCTTAAAGGTCTGCTGTACACGACCGGAGAACTGACCAAGAGAACTTTGGTCGGTGCCGTCGACGTCATAGCCTGAGGCCCAGAACTCAGAGTGCATAACAAGCAAAGGACGATTATCCGCATCATAAGAAGTGCTACCACCAAATTCGTTAACAATATCACGATAACGAGTCATGAAGTAATCACGCTCCTGCTCAGTATGTAATTGAGCATAAGCGGCCTGCAAACCCATAATATCAATGGAGTTGGTTTCAGTCTCCATAGAATGAGAGGTTTCAGTATCCGGAGGAAGCGGAGCGGTCCAAATAGTTTTCAAGTTACATGCACGAACACCAAAACGAACATCTTCACCTTCCATATTGGACGGGTTGGCATAAGTCAGGTCATCCATCCACGGAGCTTTAAAGTAGTTATTGTAAATGTTCAGGTAACCTTGATGAAGAAACTTAGGAACCTTTAAGTTACTAGACGGAATAGTAGCAAGATACTGAGCACTATCCCAACCACGAGAGCACTGAACAGGGGCCAAAGGAGCAGCATCAACACCTTGCTTCATAAACTCAATCCACTGCTCACCATATACATGACGATGAGGGACATAAAACGTGAACAGGTCAACGCGAGAGTCAACAGCAAGGCCACGACGAAGCGGAGAAAGGCGAATAGCGCCAATCATATCAAGCTCAAAAGAATCACCTGCAACAACAGGAGTCCAAGAAACAACTTTTAAACGACCAATTTTGCCTGCATCAAAAACCAGATGAGACAGGTCATGAGGGATACGTTCAGCGGAAGTCTGTACATTTGACATTTAAAAATCCTTATAGGGGCCGAAGCCCCATTAATTAAAATTGAGAACCGCCTACATACCAGAGACGGGCACCTTTCTTACGAGAAGGGGAACGACGAGCTTTCTTCATATTACATTACTCCACTTGCACGAAGTTTCTGACGAGCATTCTCTTCAGCGCTCAGAACCGTTTCTTTGAATCCAGCCTTAACACGCAAGGTGTACGCGAAGAGCTCAGCGGCTTTAACCGGACGCTCGACGCCATTAACAATGTTTTCCGTAAACTCAGCGCCTTCCATGATGAGGCAGGCCGTCTGAATGTTGACGGGATGAACATAATAAGCAATGACGGCAGCAATAAACTCAACAGGAGCAGGAAAGCGAGGGTATCCCACAAAGTCCAGCGTTCCATAAACACAAGCCTCAACACAGCGACGCGCACGGTTGCGGTCGGTAGCAATCCAAATTTTATCACCAGTAAGGAAATCGAAATCCTCTTCAGTAATATCCAAAACAGCTGAAGCCTGAAGCATTTTCAGAGCAGCAACAGAAGTAGCGAAATTAACATCAGTAGCAACAAGATTAGACATAACATTCTCCTAACATTTAATGGGTAAGAAACCTTGAAACAGCTCAAATGTAATCACGTTTTTTTAAATCGTCAAGCAATTTTTTATGATTACCTTTCCAATCCTCAATCTGAAACCACTGACGGAGCAAATTACCAAAGGCATTAAGCCATTTTTCATCATCATCGGTAAAGTCAGCTTTAGTCAAAAACATCAGCTGCTTAGTCAAAGTAGCGCGATAACTTGCGTAGTAACGAGTCGAGCTCAGCATGAATCTTCTCCTGAGAAAAATCCGGGTCACTTACCGCCGAAAGTTTGAGTCGCTTTAGCTCGCAAATCAAAAGGCGTAATTCCTGCATCAATAATGTATTGACGTGCTTCATCAGAAATATCCCCATTTTTTAAGGTGACCGTCATGGAAGCGATAGAACTCTGCCAATTGAACTCGGGTGTCTTTTTCATCAAACGACGGATATTTTTCAACATACTTCTCACTTCCGGGCGCACATCCAAAATGACGTGCAAAGGCAGCGCGCCGATGTTCAAGGTCAATTGCTTTTTGGCGTTCTCTTTCACTATCTGATACAGAGGGCTGGAATCGAAGCTGATTCGGCTCAGCTCCAGAAGCACTTTGTTGCTGAGATGCGCCATCGACGGTAACTCCATTCCGAGCTTCCGGCTGCTGCGAACTCTGAATTCCTTTTTCAGACAGATTGCCATAAGTGGATTCTTGCATTTTTTTTGTCTCTCAGTAATAGCTTTCTGACGCTGGTCAGATTGCTTAGCCACATATTTGGTCACATACCATGCGACCGCCTGATAGGGCTTACTCTGCATTGCTTTTCCTGTTTTGTCAACAGGCCACAGCCAACCTTTACGAGAATAAGCATCATGTTGATAGCGTACAGCTATCGGTTGCGTAAAGCCATAAGGCCACATTCCACGGAACGAGTTAATCTGGCGATAATTACGAACCTTGCGACCGAAATTAGGGTCGTGACTTCCCAAAGGAAGAGTCCGCACCATATGCACAACGTGCCAATGAAGACGGCCATGCTGGCCTCCAAACTCCGGCACACAAAGATAGCGATAGCAGTCGTTGTAGGAATCCTTAACCGAACGACCTTCAGCGCGCAGAACAGCTCGACCAACAGTCCTGAAATAATCACGAAGAGCATTGGGGTTTTCATTAAAAGCCTGCAAACGGTCATCAGCAAGTGTCAACGTATCAAATACGAAAAACCAGCCCTTTTGGTGAGCGATACGCATCTCATTAATTACTTTTTGAGTCATGCGATTTTTGCGTGTTTTTTCCTGCATCTTCTCCATGTACTTAGCAACTTCATCCTTAAAGGACAAAGGCTTAACCATGTCTAACTCTTGACGAATCAACTTCTCAGGCCATTGAGCAACATACTTAGTCCAAAGAGAATTCAACGTTTTACCGTAACGAACACCTGGGCAAATCATTTCAAACAGGAAAACACATTCGGCATCCAAAGGGGTACGGTGGTCTATAGTGTTACTATTATCAAGTTGGGCAGCACACTTCCGAACCAGCGCCATATGGTCTTCCAAAAGACCGGTTTGAGATTCATAAAGGGCATAAGTCTCATCATCCAGATGAGTCTCTTCAGAGAGGCGTTTTTCCAGCTGGTAAACCAAATCAGAGAGAAGACGACTGCGATTATCAACCTGTACAGCCATGCGAAGGTGAGGGTGCTTAGCAGTAGCGTGAGACCACGTAGCTTTTACAACGTCAGAGAATAATTCAGTAGCCATAGGAAAAAGCCCTCAAAGTAATACTTTGAAGGCACTATAAGGGGTGGGTTAGAGGAATGTCAAGAATTAATGTATGTTGGGCGACTCTTTAACCAATCCAAAAGCGCAAAATGCTCCTCATCAGTAAGAAAACGACGCTCATACCGAGGGTCAGAAACACGACTACGAGTGATGTGCAAAATGCGCGAATCAGGGCAATAAGCATAGTGTTCATCCACAAGGCTAAAATACTTCATTTCAAGTCCTACTAATCAAACGGGAAACTCCATACAGCATAAGAGCAACAATAGCCAAAGCAATAAATTTTCCGACAACAGTTTCCATGATTTACTCCGCAATTTCATAAAGCCAATCCATATCATCAATATCGACAGAAGGGTCTTCCTCAGAACGGATAACGTGAGGAATATCAATGTAGTTAACGAGGCCATTTATAACATCAGGATCAAACTCGTCATACTCCTCATGCTCATAATCAAACCAAGTGATGGAGCCATAGGTAACATCAATCTCAGCGATAACAACATCAAAGCAATTTTTAGGGTTAGCAATAAGCTGTTGGCGAGGGGACAAATCGCGAACGGCACGAACCTTAATAAGACGACCATGATGAAGGTGTTCATAACGGATATAAACAGGGCACTTAAACAACCAAGAACCGAGGACCGGATGGGTTAAGCGATGTGCGGGTTTCATAAGCAAAGACTCCTGCGTCATTTCGTTGAAGCAAGAGTCTCATAAGGGATTAGAGTATGTCAACAA